CGGCACGCTGAAGACCTATCCGAAGGCGACGAACATCCCGATCCCGGCCGTGCTGCTCGAGGCCGGCACGCGCTACGGGATGGTCATTCTCACCCAGGGCAACCACCGCATCGCCACGGTCAGCGGGAACAATTACACCAACGGCACGATCTTCTACTCGACCGATGGCGCGTACTTCACCGGTGACCTGGCCAAGGATCTGATGTTCACGCTGTACGGTGCGCAGTTCGTGAATGCGCTGTCGCAGGTCCAGCTCCAGCCGGTGTCGCTCGCCGGCGGACTGACGGATCTCGCCATTAACGTTTCCCAGGTCACGCCGCAGGGCACCAGCCTGCAGCTTCAGTTCCAGGTCAACGGCCAGTGGTACAACCTGGGCGACTCGACCGCGCCGTTGAACGCCGCGCCGCAGCTCGTGCCGCTCCGCGCCGTCTTCTTGGGCACCTCGGACCTGGCGCCGGCCATCCTGGCCAATGCGACCGCTGTCGTGGTGTCCCGGCCTGCGGTGGCGTTCAACCATACCAGTGCGGTGCGGACGATCTCGCCGGCGAGCAGCAGCATCCAGGTGCAGGTGGTCGTGGTCGGCTACAACGCGGGCGTGCACACGCTCGCGTGCACGCTCGGCAGCGGCGGCAATAGGATCACGCCATCGCTGACCAGCTCGGCGCTCGAGCCCGATGGCGTGGGCTTGCGGTTCACATTCAAGTTCACGCCGAGCGCGATCAGCACCTACAGCATCAACATTCAAGGCACGCGGCAATCGACCGCCGCGCCGTTCCAGATCGTTGAGCGCACCGACGTTGCGCAGTAATGGGAGGATTTCATGCCAACAACTACTGAACAGAAAGCCAGCGAGGCGCCCGCCAGCAAGGCCCCTGCCATCGACCCGGGCGCCCAGTACGTCGTGCATCTCGCGGAAACCGTGGAGGTGCTGGGCGAGCGACTGTACCCGGGGCGCGAGTATCGCCTCCGGGGGGATGTGCTGATTCCGATCCAGGCGAGCGTCCAGGATGCCACTCAGCTTCGATAAGTACCGCTTCACCGATGGCCAGACGGCGTTGAGCGCGGGGACTTTCAACCCGCGCTTCCAGGATCTGGACACGCGCATTGCGGCGCTCGAAGCACTCAATATCGCCTGGCAAGCGGCCGTGCAGGAATTGACAGACTTCGGCTTGGCACGGCTGGACTCTGTGCTGAGCCCGACCTTCGCCACGCTCAATCAGGATGTGACGAACGCAAACACGAGCGTCGCTGCCATCGCCCAATCGCAGGCTGCCGCGCTGGCGGCCGTCGCCACGTGGCAGGCGCAAACGCTCGCTGCCATCACCGCCTGGGAGAACGCACTCCAGGCGACCGCGCTCGCCATGTTGGGTACGACGGCGATCCTGGCGGGCAATGGCCAGGGTGGATTCGCTTCTGTAGCCATCGGCGCCGGGCTCAGTTACGCGAACGGCACGCTCAATACCGCCGCAATTCCCGCGCTGAGTTCCGCGGCCTTGCTGGCCGGTGATGGTAAGGGCGGATTCGCTTCGGTGACTGTGGGTAGCGGGCTCAGCTATTCGAATGGCACACTGAGCGCGCCCACGCTGACGTGGAGCGCAAAAAGCGCTTCGTTTAGCGCAGCGCTCCAAAACGGCTACTACGTGACCGCGGTGGGAATCTCCGTAACGCTTCCGGCCGGAACTGCGGACGGACAGCAGGTGCTCTTCATCAACGGGCTGACGGTCGGCAGCACGTTCACCATCGTTCCATCGTCTGGGCAAAAGGTAATGGGCGATTCAAACGGGCTGACCGTGGATATCACCTACGGTGGGTTCGCATTGATCTATTTTGCGGCGACGAGCGATTGGAGAATCTTCTAACATGAAACGCTTTATCTTCTGCCTGCTCTTGTTGAGCGCGTTTGCTTACGGGCAAACCTCACTGTCAACACTCCTCAGGAGTAAAACAGTCACCAAACAGCAAGTCTTTCTGACGTCCGGGACTTTCACGCCGTCGGCCAACCTGGTGGCATTGGGCGGCTGGGTTACGGTTGAAGCCGTTGGCGGCGGCGGTGGTGGTGGCGTTGGGAACTCAAGCGGTTACCCGGGCGGTGGGGGCAACGCCGGGCAGGTAGTCGTGAAGATGGTCCAAGCGACCGTTGCAACAACCGTGACGATCGGTGCGGGCGGCGCGGCAGCGAGCGCGGGCGGAACTACCACTTTCGGCGCATTGGTGTCCGCATCGGGTGGGACTGCTGGCTTTTCAAACGATGGCGCCTCGGCGACCAATTCTGGCGGTACTGGCGCAAATGGCGCAGGATTCACTCCGTCTGGTTCACGCGGCGGAAGTGGTGGACAATGTCGCGGTGGTTTCGCGGGCGGTGGTGGCGGCGGATCAAACACGAATGGCGCTGCTTACGCTGGACAAGGTGCGTGCGGCGGCGGAAATGGCGGCGCGAATGTCCTGCAAGCTACCGCCGCAGGCGCAAACACGGGAAGCGGCGGCGGAGGGGGCGCTACGAACGCAGGTTATACCGGCGGCGCGGGCGGTTCTGGAATCGTGATCGTGACGTGGCAGGAGTAGGAAGTACCTCATGAAAATCATCAACACCCCTCTGCTTGTGCTTGTTGTGGCGTTCTGCGCCGTGGCCGCATCCGAAACCGTTTATGCCGTCATCCAGGATGGCGTAGTGACCAACACGATTGTTGCTGACCAGACGTTCATCGATCAGCACTATCCTGGTACTCCGCGCATCGACAACGTCGCGCCACAGCCCGGCATCGGCTGGGGCTTCGATGGCACGACCTGGACAGCCCCGCAGACGTTTGCAGTTGTGACGTCTGGCGTCGTCACCCAGGTCGTGACAGGACTTCCGGCCAAGATCAGCGCGCAGTATCCCGGCGCCATCCGCATCGATAATCTGAACCCGATGCCAGGGGTCGGCTGGACCTACGACGGATCCACATTCACTGCGCCGGCGAAGTAGCCGCGCTGCAATTTTCCATTTTCAGCTTGATCTTTCCGGCCGGCCCGAACCGGCGTAAACCACTCAAAGGAGAAATTCATTCATGCCAGGAAACCAGTTTCTGCACGGTGCCGAAGTTCTGCAAATCGACACCGGCTCGCGGCCGATCACTACCCCGTCCTCGGCTGTCATTGGCCTGATCGGCTCCGCACCGTTCGGGCCGCTCAACACTCCGACGCTGATCAGCGGGAGTCTGCAGCTCGCCACCCAGACATTCGGTCCGGCTGGCTACGGCTTCACGATTCCCGACGCGCTGGCTGCGATCTTCGCACAGTGCGGCGCCCAGGTGGTCGTCGTCAACGTGGCGGACCCGGGCGACAACACGCTGCAAACCAGCGTTGCTGCCGCTCCCCTGGCGTTCAGCTCGGTGGGCCAGATCCAGCTTCCGCATGTCGCGGTGTCTGCTCTCGCGCTTACCGGCCCGGTGACGGCGCCCATGACGTTCCAGGGTACTGCCCTGCCCTTGCCCGCGGGCGCCAGCGCGCCGGTCGTGAAGTCTTCGGACGGCACGAAGACCTATGCGCTGGCCACGGACTACACCTTCGCCGGCGGCACGATCACGCAGGTGGGCGGCGGCAGCATGGTCGCGAACCAGGCTGTGATCGTGACCTACACGATGGCGGGCATCGCAGCCGGCACGGACTACACCGTTGACGCGAACAAAGGTCTGATCACGCTCGTCGCCGGCGGCAAGATCGCGGCCAATGCCACGCTCAACGTGGCCTACAGCTACCTCGACCCGACCAAGGTCACGCAGGCGGCGGCGGTCGGCGGCACGAACGCCACCACGGGCGCCTACACCGGCGCGCAGGCTCTGCTCGCCGCGGCGAGCGTTGCCGGGGTTACGCCGCGCATCCTTTGCGCTCCGGGTTTTACCGGCGTCAAGACAGGGACAACGGCTAACGCTGTCATCGCCGCGCTGGATGCAGTGGCGGGCAAGCTGCGCGCCATCCAAGTGGCCGATGGGCCCAGCGCGGCGAACGGACCGCTCACGACCGACGCGGCGGCGATCAGCTTCCGCAACGACTGGGGTTCGAAGCGCATCTTCCTGGTCGACCCGGGCGTGACCCGCTTGAACCCGGTCACGGACGTCAACGACACGCAGCCGGCTTCTGCTTACGTCGCCGGCCTGATTGCAAACCAGGACGCCACCAATGGCTTCTGGTTCAGCCCTTCGAGCCAGGTCCTGAACGGCGTGCTCGGCACCAATCGCCCGGTGGACTTCGCCATGGGCGACTACTCCAGCCGCGCGAACCTGCTCAACCAGAACGACATCGCGACGGTGATCTACCAGCAGGGCTACCGGCTGTGGGGTAACCGCACCTGCTCGGCCGACCCGCAGTGGAGCTTTCTGTCGGTCGTTCGCACCGCCGACATGATCAACGACGCCATTCTCCAGAGCTTCCTCTGGGCTGTGGACCGCAACATCACCAAGACATTCCTCTCCGACGTCGTCGATGGCGTCAACTCCTACCTGCGCAGCTTGCAGGCCGAGGGCGCCATCATTGACGGCAAGGCCTGGGCCGATCCGGAGCTGAACACCCCGACGACGATCGCCAACGGCCAGATCTACATCGACTTCGATTTCGCTCCGCCGTATCCGGCTGAGCACATCACCTTCCAGTCGATGATCAACGACAACTACCTCACGGAGGTGACTGCGTAATGCCTTACCCGCAACGTCTACAGAACTTCTCGGTCTTTGCTGATGGCAAAGGCTATGTGGGCCTGGCGCCCGAACTCAACCTGCCCAAGGTGACTTCGAAGACGGAAGAGTACCGCGCCGGCGGGATGGACACGCCGGTCGAAGTGATCACGGGCACGGAGAAGCTGGAGTGCTCCTTCACGCTGGCCGAATACAACACCGCCGTGATGGCGCTGTGGGGCATCACCACCAGCGCGGAAACCCAGTTCAGCTTCCGCGGCGCCGTGCAGCGCCAGGGCGAGGATGCTCAAGCGATCGTGGCCACGATCGGCGGCCGGATCAAAGAGCTGGATCCCGGCACGTGGAAGGCGGGCGATCAGGCCACGCTCAAGTCGTCGATCGCTGTGACTTATTACAAGCTCAACGTCAACGGTACGGATGTGATCGAGATCGACGTCGTGAACATGAAGCGCATCATCAAGGGCGTCGATCAACTGGCCAGCCAGCGTACGGCGCTGGGCATCTAAGCCATTTCTGCAGCCACGGCAGGCCCGGTCCGGGCGGGATTCCCGGAGCTAGCTACTTTCGCTTTCCTTGGAGATGGGGCGGCCATGCGAGCCGCCCTACTTCTTTAGCAGGATTCCATGCAGCAATCTGAAACCACGATCAAACTCGAGTTCCCAATCACTTCCGGCGCGCAGCTGATTCAAGAGATTACTTTGCGCCGGCCCAAGGTCAAAGACACGCTCGCCGCCCAGAAAGTGGCGGGCAGCACGGCTGAGCAGGAGGTCCGGCTGGTGGCGAACCTCGCAAGTCTCACACCGGCCGAAATCGAAGAACTCGATGCGGCCGATTATGCGCGTGTGCAGGCGGTACTTGAGCGTTTTTTCTCCCCGGCGCCGCGGAACTCCGCCAAGCAGTAATCTTCCTCGCAAACGTAACCGGCTGGTCTCTGTCCGAACTTCTCGAGATGTCGCTCGAGGACTTCCGCGACTGGTCTGAATCCGCCGAGTCTGTTTCCAAATCGCTCATTCTCCAAAGCTGATGCCTACTCCCAACGCCAGTGTCGTTGTCAAAATCGGTGCGCTGATGGATGCGACCGTCGGCTCTGTCTTCGGCAAGACCACGTCTGGGCTCAGGAAGATCGGCGACACGCTGAAGGACCTGGCGTCGCGCTCGCAGGAAATGAAGCGGCTGGACGCTGCGAGCGTGCGCCTGGGTGAGTCTGTGGAAGGGCTCAACGCGCGCTACGAGAAGCAGAGTGCCACGCTCGCCAAGGTGGAGGCACGCTTCGCGACGATCAAGGAGAAGATTACTGCAGCCGGCGGCGCCGATGAGAAACTGACCACTCAGCTTACGCGTGCAGACGAAGCAGTCACGCGCGCCCGGGCCAATCTGGACCGCACAAACGCCAGTCTGGCCAAGGCCAAGACGGGCTTCACTGATGCCTCCGCGGCCGCGGAGAAATTCCGCGCTTCCAATCAGCATGTGGAGTCCTCGCTGAACCAGTTGGGCGCAGCCATGAAGCGCTACGAGCGCGCCAGCGCTGCGCTGCAGGCCAACGAGGCCAAGCGCGCCGAGTACCGCAGCAAGATGCTCGGCGTCCTGGCTGCGGGCTACGCCATCCGGAAGACCGTCGAGAAGGCGGCGGAGGGTGAAGAGGCAGGGCTGAAGCTCAAGTGGTCGCTGGACGGCAAGGATGCTCGCCATCAAATCGGCTCGATCATTGAGCAGACGCGTGCCATCGCGGCCAGAACGATGGCGACGGCTCCGGAGCTGTTCAGGATCCAGGCTGTACTGAATCGCGAGAGCCTGTCCGCAGACGAGTCGCGCATCGCATCGGAGACGATCCACAAGGTCGCCTCAGTCACCGGGCAGGACGCGGCGGAGACGGCTAAGGCCATCGCGGGCATTTACAACACAGTCGGGCTCCAGATGGCGGGTTCGACGCAGCAGAAGCTCGCGCGCATTGGGGACCTGGCTACGGCGATGCAGCAGCGCTTCGCCATCGACGATATCGGCAGCCTGGGCGCAGGCCTCGCGAAGGCGTTGCCCCAGGCGACTATGGCGCGGGTGAGTTTCGAACAGACCGGCGCCGCGATCGGCGCGCTCACTCGTCACGGCATTGATGCCGGCGCTGCAGGCCAGCAGATGAGCGCGGTGCTGATCAACATGACGAAGGCTTCGAAGCAGCTCGGCTTCCAGCTTGTTCATGACGCCAAGGGCAACCTGGACTTCGAAGGCACCATCCTCTCCATGCAGGCTCGTTTGAACCGCATGGGCGGCCTCGAACGCAACCGGGATGCGCTGACCAAAGCATTCAGCCGACGCGGCGCCGGCGCGGCTTTCTTGCTCATGGAAGCCGCGGCGACCGGCGATCTGGTGAAGGCGCAGAACGCACTGGCGAGCAGCACGGGCACTGTCGATCAGGAGTACAGGGAGCTGGAAGACAGCGCCAAAGGGATGCTGCTGAGAATCACCAAGGCGTTCAACGAGACGTTGATGCCGATTGGGAGAGCGCTCTTGCCCGGCCTGAAGGCCGTCCTTGAACCGATCGGCAAACTGGCGACGTGGGTGGGCGGTTTCCTGGAAAAGCACAAGACACTGGCTGCATGGCTCGGCGGGATCACCACGACGGTGATCGCGATGACCGCAGCGGTGTACGCCGGCGGCTACGCATGGGCATTTCTCCATGGCGGCTGGCTCCAGGCTGGCAAAGTGCTGGAATGGCTCAAGCTCAGAATCGTCGCGCACAGGCTTGAAGTGCTCGCGGATGCAGGTGCTGAGGAGACGGCGACCGTCGCGACGGAGGGTCTGGCAGTTGCGGACACTGAGGAAGCAACGGCCGGCGCCGCGTCGAAAGCGGGTTTCTTGGCGCGTATCCCGCTCCTGGGCCGGCTGGCCACAGCGCTCGGGCTTGCCGGCGATGCTGAGCTGGAGCTTGCGACAGCCGCAGGCACAGCGGAGACAGCCCAGGCCGGGCTCATGGCCACGCTGGCGCCGCTCCTGGGCGTCGGACTCCTGGGCGCAGCCACGGGTGGTGCGATTGCGTACCACCAGATGATGGAGAACCAGGCTGCGCTCGATGAGCGGTGGAAACGCTGGTCCGGCACGCACCTTGTCCTGAACCACGGCGTGGCGCCGTCTCCTGGCGCAGCTTTGGAGGGAGCGCAACTCCCTGGTGGCCATGCTATTCCGGCCACTCCGGTAACGCCGCTTCACACCGGGCTCGACGGCCTGATTGAGATCAAGCAGCCGAAGAGGATGGCGAAGGGCGGCATCGCCACGAAGCCTACGCTCG